TTTCTACTGCGGGTTCCTCGAGTTACTTTTAAAGGAGGTTCAAATGCATTGGCTAATTGAGTACCTCGTGCCTGTTGATTTTATCTACAACAGTACGGTGTCTCTAACTAAACCTTTGTTAGAGTTCCTTTCGGATCAGTCGACTCGTGGGCTGTTCCATTTGGAACAGTTGAAGTTTTTTGTTTTTTCAAGGGCGGTCTCATGAGTAGAAGAGATATCTCTATGACTCAATCCGTTCCGATATCCGAAGAATGGTTCGCCGACACTGGTGCGGTAGGGAGGTATTTTTACTCCCGAGGCGATGGTGATGACGGATCCCGACTTGTTTCTCACCGTTATTTTGGTGTAATACAAGAAGGTTCTATTGGCTATTGGCGTTCATATGTGTATACAGCTGGGGATCCAAATCCAGCGTGCATTAATTATAACCCAAAAACCTTTAGCGGATATTTCCCCGTAAGTTTAGTAACTGCTAGTCTCCAGTCATCGGTTAGTCCAACGATTGGCTACAACGAGGCAGAGCGGTTATATAAGATCCTCGCAAAGTTAGGTGAGAAATGTGAGCAGTATTCTTCTGCTATGGCCTTAGCTGAAGCTGATAAAACAGCATCGATGCTCAAGGACATTGGATTGGGATTGTTAAATAACCTCATCAGGCCTATGGTAAATGGCTTTAAAAATATTCCAAAAGGTGATCCCGTGCTCTCTATAAAAAATCCTCATCTTGGGTTAACCCCTAGAGCTGAAAGATTAATAAAAGATAAAGCTCGGACCATTCTCAACCTCCCCGGATATAAACCGCCTAAGCCGCCAGAGAAGGTAGCAGAGGTGATAATACCTAAATGGGGAAGGCAACAAGGTCCTGGGGGACCTCTAATAAAAACACCCCGTAAAGTCAAGGTTCTACCAATTAAGAAACCAAAGTCTCAGAAGAGTCCTAGGTCTCCAAAAAGGTTAAAGAAAGGCAATACGTTTATACCAGGTACTCCACTTACAAAAGATCAGATAAAAGAGCTTTCTAAAGATGGAGCTGGGCTTTTCTTATTATGCGATTTTGGGGTTCTCCCTTTGTTAGCAGATATAGAAGAAAAGTTAGGTGATATGGCTCATGACCTCAACTCTGGGTTTAATCAGAGTATGCGTGTTAGGGCCGGGACAAAATATGATGTGAGCACTGAAAACCAGGAAGCGACAAATTATATGTCAGTCTTTACAGATTTGACATGCTTCCGAGAAACGCCTGTAAATGCAGAGCGTCTAGGTCGTCTTCGCCCGAACATAAGTGTCTATCAAGTTTTATGGGAACGAGTCCCTTTCTCTTGGTTAATCGATTATTTTGCTCCAATAGGCCCGCTAATGCAGGCTTATATGGCATTACGATTGGTTAGTTCACCTATTACATATGGATGGCTTGATATATGTACGACAAAACCTTACAATCCATACCCTTTTGGCACGAAGCCATTTTCCTGGGTTATGGTGGGGTCCTGTGAAGACAAGCAAATTGTATCTTCTCGCCGTATATTGGATCATTCCTTGCCAGGATTGATGATAGAGTTTGAGCTGAACGCTCAGGCTTCACTCCGTCAATGGGCACA